ATAGATTTTGATAAGTACTGCTTATTCGTGGATGGTGTCACATCCGATTCCAGTAAAGATTTTGTCTATCTTGCTGATCGTCTGGTTGAACTTGACAGAAAGGGTGCCAATATTGAACGTCTTACCACTGCTGCTGTTGGCATGTCTGCTGAGTCTGGTGAGTTTCTTGAGATCGTTAAGAAAATGGTATTTCAAGGTAAACCTTGGACAGACGACAATAGAGAGCATCTTATTATTGAGTTGGGTGACGTTATGTGGTATGTAGCACAGGCATGTATGGCACTAGACATAAGTTTTGACGAGGTAATTAAAGGTAACGTCAAGAAATTAGAGAAAAGATATCCTGGCGGTAAGTTTGACATCGGTGACTCAGAAAACCGTGCAGCAGACGACCTCTAATTATCATCAAGCATTCCCTCTTATCATATATGAGAGGAAATTATCAGGTTTCCTACCTCAACTTTACACAAGTTTTGAGGACGGGAAGTTTGACAATTCTACGGGAAAAATAACAGGTGAATTGAACGGTAAAGTCTTGATACATCAAGACACTAGATTAAAACCATTCTTCAGAGAGATAAAAAAGTCTGTGTTAGAGTATCTTGATCACTTCAAGATAGACAGTAAAACTTTTCAAATCAATTTTACAAAAACTTGGTTTACTATATGTGATCCTAACCAAACTTTTCCAATGCATTATCACTCATGTTCTCATATATCATGGGTGTATTATATACAAACACCAGGCGACCCTATAGTTTTTCATAAAAGAAACCCTAACGATATATTTGGCGATGTCTTCAAATTTTCAACAGAAAACAGATACTGCAATACAGATGCGTATGCTATCAATCCTCAAGCAGAGCATCTCGTTATGTTTCCTGGTTCTCTTGAACATTATACTACTGCTGAACCTAGAAAACATAGACGAATTAGTCTTGCGGGCGATATTATTTTAACATTAAAAGACAGAACCAATTCAGAAAGTGGTCTACTGTCACCCCAATTCTGGCAGCAGTTCTAAATAATATATGCTATAATAGAAGCATGCATTTACAACTACGAGACCTTGCTGAACCCGACAAAACAGGTGTTGGAGTGTCTCGTGCTGCAGTTTTGTTAGATGTAATAAGAAAGGGAACACCTATTGAAATGGAAAAGGGTGGCAAAGCGGTAATAACGTCAAATATACAGGGTTTAGATAAATTACTAGAAGCAGCAGGAGAAGTTGTTGGTAAAGATAGTCCTGCACAAGCAAAATTGAAGGGTATTTTTAGTAATAAAAAACCTCTGAAGGCAGTAAGAAATGGTAAGTCAGAAGACATAGGACTTTCTGCTATAGAAAAGACAGAAAGGTTTGGATCTACTAAAGGATCTGGTGCAGGAGCAAGAGAGACAGCATTAGCAGAGTGTGCAGTTGCATGGTTTAGTGCAGTTAGATTTAACTCTAGTAAAGATCTTGATGATATGCCATCTGATTCTGATTTTGCTGCAGTTTCAGATCTTGTAGATACAGATAAAAGTTTAGATGAGATAAAAGAATATCTTGATGGAAATCAAGCATGGGTTATATCCATAACTAAAACTGCTAATAGGTTATGGAAAGAGTTTCCTATAAAAAATGGTTACAAGTGGCACAGAGGTGGTAAGTTTGTCAAAATGCTCAACGATCATTTCAAAAAAATTAATAATGACAAAGACTATTATGACCATCCTCCATTTGCTAACCTAAACAAGTGGTCACCCGCTGATATCTGGGCATGTGAGTGTAGCGTTACTAAAGATCAATTGACTGCAGCAACTAGTTTTCAGTCATATAACGCTTATCTAAAAGAAATGATAGACAAGAAAATACTATATGGTATTTCTTTAAAGAAAGCAGCAGCTTCTTCGATAACTTTAAGTAAAGTAAACTACACAATGACTAGACCCACAGCATCATTTGATAGTATATACGCTAAATCGTTTGAAGCATTAGATGTTTGGATGTATACAAAGGGTAAGATACAAATAGAGGTGCAGTTCCGTGATACATCTGGTGGAAGTGATCTAACATGGCAGGGAGAAGCAATAGGATCGGCAGCAAAGCATGGTAAAATAGGTGGCGGTGTATACAGTAAAATTATACATGAAGTTACAGGTTCACATTTGTATACAGATGGAGAGTTTCAGAAAATAAAATCAAAAGCAAGAGGTGGTAGATTGACTGATGAGTTTGTATCATTAGCAAATAAAGGAACAGTAAAAGAATATGTAAATGGTCAGAAAAACCCTAACAGACCCGCTAATTATGAGATTCCAGAGATAAATGCAGAACTTGTTGAGTATCATTACAATAGAACAAAACATAAAGGGCAGTGGGTATTCTCAAAATACATGGGTATGCTCATGATAGACAAATTGATGAGTATGTCTGTGGGTGATAGAGATAAAGTATCAAATCTAATTGCACAGTATGCTACGTCTCAGCATACTTTATCTGCACCATTTTTAAAAACAAGTTAATGGCAAACGTAACTCAACTCAAACACTTAGAACACATAGAGGATGAGATACTCAACCATGGGTCTGCAGGATGCATGGCATCAGTCTCTGCTATGCAAGAATTGTTGCGTATGTTAGGTAAAAAACCTAGTAGTGGTTACATGCAAACTAAATGGGATGGTGCACCATCAGTTGTATGTGGTAAACACCCTGCAAATGGTATGTTTTTTGTAGGAACTAAGTCAGTTTTTAATAAAACAGATCCTAAAATTTGTTACGATCAAAATGATGTTGACATACACTATAGTGATGCTAGTCCTGACTTGAAATCAAAGTTAAAAATGTGTATTAAATACTTTCCATCTTTAAACATGGACAGTGTATGTCAGGGTGACTTGTTGTTTACATCTGACGTGAAGACAGAGGACGTAGAAGGTGAAAAATTATATACATTCAAACCAAATGCTATTACATATGCAATACCTGTAGGTCATCCAATAGGTGTTGCTCTAAAGAAAGCAAAAATTGGTATTGTATTTCATACATCATACAGTGGTAATGACATTGCTACTATGACAGCAAAAGCGGGTGCTCCTAAAATGAAACCTACAGCAGATGTTTTCCTAGTAGATAACGATACACCCATGGATGACATATCTGTAGACAAATCTATCTTAAGTAAATTTGAACAGAACATATCACTCGTAGAGAGTATGTGTAGTAAGTCTGGAGACTTCCTAGATCATCTGGTAGAGAACATGGGAACTACAGGCGATAAGAAATTTCATGTGGCATCATATTTAAAACAGTTTTTCAATGCTGAGATACGTGGTGGTAAGTCTATAGGTAGTGCACAAGCAACTCTTAAGGCATTGGGTGGATTTTATCACGAGAAAATGATGGCGATTATTAATAAGTTAAAATCAGATAAAACAATAATGGTTAGAAGACAGCAGATGTATGATGGAATACAATACTTGGAGGACAATGCTGATAAATTTACTGCTATGCTTACCTTATACACAAAAATTATAGAGTGTAAGGATCTTGTCATGTCACAACTAGATCATCTAGAAACATTCAAGACATATGTGCAGACTGACAAGGGTTATAAGGTGACTAATCCAGAAGGTTATGTTCTACACCATAACGGAGACATGATCAAACTCGTAAATAGAATTGAGTTCTCCTACATCAACTTTACCCTAGCAAAGTCATGGAAATAGTTGACTATAAATGCGTATATTTTACCTTTGGTAGGTTCCAACCTCCAACAGTAGGTCATGCTGAAAACTTTAAGGCAGTAAAGAACACTGCTAAGGGGTGTGACTGGTTCATATATCTCTCACAATCAGTAGATGCTAAGGGTTCTAACCCATTAGACCCTGATAGGAAACTATATTATGCTAGGAAAATGTTTCCTAGTTTTGCAAAACATTTTAGATCAGGACCTAAAGATCCAACAGCAATATTAAAAGAGTTACAGACAGAAGGATATGATGATGCCATGTTTGTTGTAGGTTCTGATAGAGTTAATGCTATGAAGTGGGTTAAAAAGTATAATGGTAAGGAATTTTTCTTCAGAAAATTAGATGTTATATCATCTGGAGATCGTGATGCTGATGGTGATACCTTTGCAATTTCTGGAACAAAAATGCGGAGAGCAGCAGTTGCTGAAAACTTTGAAGAGTTCAGAAAAGGTATACCAAAGGGTCTCAATGATAAAGATACGCGGAAACTAATGGAAGAAATAAAGGCAAACATGCCTTAGCGTATAAATAACTTTGATATGTATACCTATATTCATGAAAAGTCTTTCAGACTTCACTAAGAAATCCAAAGTTGCGGAAGCAAACATCACTCGTGATAAGTTCTACAAGAACGAAGTATATAAGAAGGGTGAGTGGGTTCTTACTGAGCAAGGGCAAGTTGGTAAAATACACCGACGAGGTCCTAACTACGTATTATGTCTTACAGCAGAGAACACAAAGTTCCGCAGTTGGATTACAGACATAAAAGAAGTCTTTGAGATTGGCACTGATGCATATCGAGAGTATGTTATG